GTTTGCCCTAAACCAAATTTTGTAATTATTTTTGATGATTTAATTGCGCTTGCTACTGCTTGTCTAATACCGACCGACTGCACAGTCGCCGACATGGTTGTCATACCCCCACCAACAGCAGGGGGGGAAGTGTCAAAAAATTTTGCTATTTTATTGTCACTATAAGAAGGAATTTTTCTCAACAGGTTTAAAGGTTTTCTTGGTCCGTGCAAGGGCGCTAAGGGAGCTTTTTTACCAACAGGTTTTATTTTTCCAACAGGTTTTATTTTTGGAAGTGATAAGCTACCAGGTTTTATGCCTGGAACTTTAACATTATTCGGTTGAGGTACAGGAACAGGTGCAGGTACAGGAACAGGTACAGGTGTAGGAACAGGTGCAGGTACAGGAACAGGTGCAGGTGTAGGAACAGGTGCAGGTGTAGGAACAGGTGGAGGTGTAGGAATAGGTGGCAATTGTCCGATAGACTCCGACTCATATTATCAAAGACCCCAAAAGTATCGAAATCAATTTGAAGTTGTGGATACTCCATCCAATTGGCGAGTCTTTGACGATGATCAATACGGTCCATATTGAAGAGATTCGCAGCCGCAAAATTATCATCTATATTGCTCGGTAATTCCGCTAATCCAAGAGATCCAACAGAAAATTCCGCAACATCGAAAAGGGCAGGTTGTCTTGGTTTAAAAGCTAATTTTTGAGAATTTGAATTTATAGTTAAGTTTGGCAAAATACTTTGTTCGACTTCTGCTATTTTCATTCTAATCATTCTTTGAATTTTTTCAGCCGAACCAGTTGTTGTTGGAGGTCTTGGTCCCGCAATATTCCTTCTATTGGCAAATCTTGCTATCGTATTCACTCTTTCGTTAACAATTTCGCCAGCATCTATGGCCGGTTCGATTTGTTGTAACTCTAATGCTGTACGATGTTCGTCTATAAATCCGCGGGATTCGTCTTGCCCAACTCGGTGGAAGACCGGAAACGTAGTTTTCTCTTAAGACCTGTTCTGCCGATTCAGTACCGCCGCCTGACTAAACTTTCGAGTTGTTCCTGTTGCTCTGGAGTCATTACACCATGTCTAGATGTAACCAAGAATTGATCTAGAGACATCGATATTTGCGAGCCGAAATCATCGCTATCAGGATTTCTTAATGATAACTTAATATTATCCACCACACCAGACGAGCTTGGATTAACTCTGTCAACATTGAATCCGAACGATTCAAAAACATTTTTTACTGCATCAAAAGACGCATCAGTAATTGACATAACAGAACCAGCACGAGATATGCTATCAGACGGCGAAATCTCTCCAAGATATTCTATACCGAGATCCCTTGCCCCCAACCAATTTTTTTGGTATCACAAACGAAGTTGATCCGGGATGCTCTACTATATTAGTATATTTTATTATATGGTCTATGTCTACAGTATCATAGCCTTGAGCCCTTTTAAAAGTCTGGTTGCCGAAAAAATGGAGATTCTCCTGGAGCTGACATATCGATAGGTGTACGTAAAGTTTCCTCATCTAAGGCGGAACGTGGATGAATTAAACTTGTTGAAATTCTATAAGCGTGAATTTTTGGATTTTGATCGTCGACAGAATAAATCATGTTCGAGATCCTATCAATCGACGAAAGAAGGGTTCCTGCGTGAAAGTTTGGAATCGGATCTCCGTCTTCCACGGAGAGACCGACACCGCCAAGAGCGTGCACGAAGATACTCATGCGGCGCAAGATCAGATGTTGTAGCGTGATAGACCACTACAAAACCTTCGGATCGACGATGCTCAGGGTTGATATTTTTAAATTGTACTGCCATAGTCCGTATAGTAACATTAATAAATTGCTTCAATCAAATAAATATGCTACTATATATACAACTAGGGGCTGAAAAGTTTCGACGTTAAGATTAAAAACATAAAGTGCAATTCAAGTTAGATGACAGACTTGCAAAACGGTTATCAAAAAATAAGCGCCAATACTATACAGTATTCGTGCGACTGGGATGCAGAGCTTGCTAAATTAAACCGTGAGGTTTGTTTAGTAGCCTAATTCCGGTTACTGGGGCCCGCTTAAGCCCTATTAAATAATTAAGTGGACGGCTAGGAAAGACAAGCTGACATCTGGAAAGACAGATGACCGATAAGGAAAGCCTTATCAAAAGTGGCCTAGCTACTTTAACTTAGGAATAATTGTAACACAATATGTTTTTACTTATCGGACGCGGGTTCGATTCCCGCCAGCTCCACGATTACTATCTATAATATCGAAAACAGGAGAAATATACATGCCCAACCACTGGTTGTCAGATTTGAATTATCAAAAAAGTTTAGCCAAAAATATTAGCGAGGCCGCCAAAAATCCCAGAAAGAATGGCTCTCATATGGACATGACAAAAGTAAAAATGTCCGCCGCAGAAAGAGAATTTGCAAACGCATTGCTTTCCATCGCCCAAAAATACGGAAAGCTTTCAAACAATGACGGCAACGGCATTTGGGTCGGGTATGTTTCCAGAAAAGATAACGACAATTACGATATAGGTGTACGTTGCGAGAACTGCGTTCTTCACGAATCCGAGTATGTGTGTAAGGTTGTAAAAAACAGAATTGAACCAGGCGGTTACTGCAGATTAGCCGCTATACCAGATGGTCTTGTTAGTAGTCCGGAAAAATCCGACGATGACGAAGAAGAAGACACGGGTGAAGAAGATTGATCTTGATAATTCTCACAACGAGAACGGATTCATGGAAGAGTAGTCATGGAAAACGAGGAAACGCAAGAAAAATTGATTGATAAAATAGGTCTTCTTTCCAAAAAAAACCAAAAACGTTTTCGGTAGACTGCTGAACAAATTTGAGCAAGCGTACGATGTCGTTGAAACGGAAAAAGCGCAGATTCAACAAGAAAATCAAGAACTTCTTCAAAAAATAAACGAGTTACAAACCTCAGAAAAAATAGAAAAAAGAGAATTGATTTCAGAATACGATCTGGTTTACAGGGAGTATCTGGAGGCGCAGGAAAACAATTCTCAAACACAAAAAGAATTGTATCCGTATTCGTCGGTCACCCCCGCCTATGGCACGGAGATTATTTGGTTTTCTGTGGTTGTGGGTTTGGTGTTTGACTTCTTACTGTGGAGAGATATTTTTTCTGGTAAATTTGGAGACGACATTTGGGCAGACAGAGCCGAAAGGGCGTCCGCTGTTATCATGTCGTTTTCGTACGCTTTTGTCTGCGCACAACTCGGTGCCGCCTACGCGGTAAAAATGTTCGTAAAAAAAAGGTCCGCTGTGGACAGCAGCAACATAGAAAAAACTGTCTACAATAAATCAACAGCAAAAGACACTTTCGGAATAAATTCAACCTTATTTTTCTTGCTTACGATACTCTCTACCGCCGCAAGATTTACTGAAGATGGACTTGATTTTAACGACAAATTTATACTATCATTAGCTGCCACAACTATAGGGCTTGTGATTTCAGCGATATCATATTGGTACACGGATGTTTACGAGCATTTTATGAAAGCCGCAAAAAACAGAGAGCGAACAGCCAAAAAAAATTTTATCAAAGCCAGGAAGAAAATAGGTAAAAATGAACGATAAAATCAGAAAAATTGTAACAAGAGTTCTGGTTGCAGTCACCGCTTTGGGAATACTTGCGTACATATTCGTACCGCAATCAAACGAAACAATAGTCACCCAAACTACGATGGAAACTTTACCAGACACCACCACCACCACCACCACAACCCTACCGGAAATAGAGGTGGCATGCCTGGTTCTTTACGTGAAGGATTCTGCAAAGTTTTTGATGGAGCAGACTCCGTGTTTGGATTCTTATGTCAACAAATATTTCTCACAACAATACGAGAAACTCGAATTAACCTGCAGATCTTCTGGTGACGGAAGCAAAGTGAACAGAGAACAGTTGTCGGCAAAACGTGGAGAAACACTTCAATTTTACTTGATGAAAGTCGGTGTTAAATATGACGACATAATCCTGCAGTCGGTGGCAGACGACCTACCCTACGAGGGTGTGGATCCAAAAACTGAAGAAGGAAAAGTTCTCAACAGATCGTGCGAAGTCAATGGAAGATAAAAAACTTGAGAAATGGTTTTCCAACGATAAATTGTTTTTCAAAGAACTATCATCCGGAGACCAGTGGACGAGATACGTCGCCTCAAAATTGAACGACAGACGGAATAAAATGTCATGTTCCCGATTTCAAAATACGAAAGCACATCAGCGAAAGACATAGATACGCAAGGACAGAAAAAGACATCATCCTAGACAACATGCCGGGCCACATTGAGGTAAAATCAAGAAAACTAATTTTCAACAATGAACCAAAATCGTTTCCAATGCCCACAGCCTATGTAGATACTGTCAGTGGATGGAACAAAAAAGAAAGCTTGCCGTTGGCCATAATATTAATCAGCCAAGAAACAAAACAGATGCTGGTCATACCCACCAGCTCAAAAGACAAATGGATCAAAATTGATTCTTTCGACAGAACCAGAAAAATAAAAGATAAATGGTATGCCGCAGAAAAATCTTTACTAAAAGAATACGAAACATTCGTTCAATGGCTTTTGGCCAGACAATCATTTGTAAATAAAAAGGAGAAATAAAATGAATCCAGATAAAGAAATAGAACAATTGGAAAGAGATCTAAAAGAATTGAAAGCTTTACAAAAAGAAATTATAAAACTTGAAAAAGAAATTGAAAAATTAGATAAAAAATTAGCCCAAAAACCCGATAAGGTAGAGCAGTAAAAAAACGGTTACTATATCCTCGATTAACTTATCGGGGGTATCCATGGAACAATTAAAGAATATTTTTCTTAGAATAGTTGCAACATTTGCAGCCAGTGGTTTAAGCGTGGTTGGTGCAGGCACTATAGTTGGAGTACCGATATGGAAGGCTATATTTATGGCAGGTGTAGCTGGCGTAGTTACCGTTGTAGAGGGCTTGTCCCGTGCATTCCTTGATGACGGCAAGCTCAGCATAAAAGAAATCAATGAAGTCTTCGGTAAAGTAGACAAGAAGGCAAAGAAAGCCGCTGATGTCGAATGAAAAAGGCAATAATAGCGGCGGCTATTTTAGTTTTATCTGGATGTGGATATCAAGGACACTATCGTTACGAATGTCAAGATCCCGCAAACTGGGAAAATGAAAACTGTAACCCACCCGTATGCTTAGTGGATGGAATGTGCACAGAAAGCTTGTTGGGTTTCGATCCCAAAGAAGTAACCGATACGATTGAGGGAGAAAAGCCGTGAAAAAAAGATTGACATCAGAAGAACTGGACGCACGACTTAAATTTGTGGTTGGCTGTGTGCTTGCAGCCGTATTGACCATGACAACTGCCGGAGTTCTTTATGCTTTAGTATTTGTTACTCAACCAATAGGTGCACAAGCTGAGAATGACAAAATGTTTTTCAGTGTACTGTCCAGCGTTGCCACCTTTATTACTGGTACTTTGGCTGGATTGATGATTTCAACTGGCAGGAACAAAGAAGAACAGAAAGAAGACCAGTAGTTTATTTAGAAAATAATCTGCTCCAAAAACTTGTCTTTTTGTGACAATTGTGAGTCTTTTTTTCGTGACAATCACACTTGCATGACACTTCTAGTCGATGCCTGCAACATTTTTTGAATAAATTAATCATTTTAAAGTTCAACTCCTTGTTATTGTATTGTGTATGTCTAGCAATATGTTTTCTACTTCTTCGTAAGAAAATAATTGTCTTTCAGCGCAAGATATTTCTGACAAGAAATTTTCTACAGACAATTTGATCTCATCAATCTTTTCATCTTTTTTCGTGCGAAAAAGCATTTTACTCATCTTGACCCCCTTCGGTATAGTAATTAAAAATACTATTTTTCGTCAGGTATATGTCTTTTTAATCTTCTTCTGGCGGCGCTGCCAGAGCCTCCAGAAGACTAACCCCCACCAGAACTACCTCCACTACCAGAACGCCCTCCAGAAGGGCTGCTAGGCCCTCTAGAAGCCGCTCTAGCGGCTCCAGCAGAGCTTATGGTGGCAAGTACCGTAGTGGTAGTTATGATCGTTCTACGGGCTCCTACGTCAATACTAGAACCATTTGGAAAGCTTCTTTTTTTATTACTATTTCATCTTGTGATACTGTATCCTCTTGTGTCGTTTCTTCTGGGGTTGTTTTTTCTGTCTGCTGTTGTTCTTCTGGCTGTTCTTGTGGCTCATCAGGAAGAGTCGTCGGAATTGTTTCAGGCTTCTCAGGCTCAGGCTGAGGTTCCTCGTCACGATCTGAAACAATAGTAGTTTCTTCTTCACCCCCAATATAGTTGGGCTAAGCTAATAGTAACTAAATTAGGTTAATTTAATCGCCTATATAAAAAATCAATTAATGGGGATTCATAAACTATTGTATCTTTATATTTTTTTTCTACTTTATCATGGTTATATTCAAAATACAAAAGATTATGATTCCTAACCAGTTCTCTTGCTATTTCATACCATTTTTCTTTTCCGTATTTTTCAATATTTTTATGCCATAAATCATTTCCGTTTTTGTGGATACTTCACATAAGATCTTATTAGGTATTTTTCTCCACCATATACTTTATAAACTGCATGAAAATACGGATTTTTATCAGGTGCATAAAGAGGTGATCCAGATGGAAAAACTAATATGTCTCCTGCTGCAGGTTTGTAAGGAACAAAATCTCCATTTATAAAAAAACAAATTTCTCCACCATCGTAATCATCGTTCATATAAATTGTTGAAGTAATTAAAAAGTTTTCATTTTCCCAGAACCATTCACCAATATTATAATCGGTATGAAAATTCATTGTCATTTCTTGTGTTTTATTAAAACCGATTACAATTTCTGGTTTGTATTTTGCATAATTTGGTTTTGCAAAAAAAGAATTTTCTGGTAATGTGACGCTATTTGCTCCAATATAATGCGAGATTGCCTGCACTGCAGCACCTTTTACTCTGAGTATAAGATTATGCTCTTCATTAAATAGACCATCAAATTGAACTGGTGTCTCATTATTGGAATTGTTCAACAACCTATCGTTAGAATAATTTATACTTTTTTCGTAACAATAACTGCCAAATACAAACCAGTCTTTCCATTCGCTCAAAACAAATTTTCCACCACCATTAGACGATGAGTCTTTTAAAGTTTGATATAACCTTTTGTGATCTGGAAAAAAGTTTTTATATACAAATATATGCGGATATATTTCTTGATATTCAAATTTTGACAGCGACAAGTCTCCAATAAGCATACTAGAACAATGGTGTTTCTATCAAAAAAGTTTCATAGCCAAGAATTAAATTACATTTTTTTTCTTTTATTAAGTCTACTTCTTTTTTTACTAGCATTCTTTGCAGCCACCTATCCGTTCCATCGTATCTTGCTTGAAATGGTTTTCTGCCGTGAACAACTTTATTATTGTTTAATATTAACATGTCTCCAGTGGAAAGATAAATTTCTTTAATTGATTCTACTAAAGCTTCACGAAACAATTCTAAAGCCATTTCTGCAAATGAGTTAGTTGACTTCATTAAATCATGATCATAAACCATAGTGTATTCATTTTGACTTTTGTTAAAAAATAATATTGAAGTTGTAAAATGGGAATACTCCTTATAGCACTTTTTGCCTTCAAATACACCAAAAACTTTTTCAAAAGATTTATCTACACTTGTGGTAAACCATGGCTGACTTAAACAGTCTATAGTGTCCTTATCAAGTTTTGAAATAATTTCATCTACACAAGCAATTGTGGTTGCAGCAGAGCTATCTCCCCTTAGACACAGAAGTAAAACATAATCTGGCCTATGGGGATGAAAAGCTGTTTCAGTATGAAGAGCTAATTCCACCTTAGACGAAGTTGATATTTGTTCCATCTCAGTTTTGAAAACAGGAAATATATTTTGTATCAAAAAACCTTTTTGTTCCTGAATAAAACTAATAGGATATCCAAACTTATATGCTTCTGATAATAATATTTTTTTTGGAATATCCAAATCACCCTTATCAGACAGGGGTATTAGCGGAGTAGGTGGTATTTCTCCTAGGTCTTTTATATTATCAACTGCATAATCCATACTTAAATATTACCATGTTTTGATTCAGGAAGGCTATGTAACCAAAACCCTTCAAAATAAAATGATTTTAAAATTGTGGACATACATCTATCATTCTGGTGGTAGGAAGGTGAAGCTTCACCTTCCCACCGTCGTAGCTCAGAATATCACTGGCCTCCGTAGAAACAATTATATCATTTAGATATGAAAAATATGTGCTCTTAACCATAAAAAGTTTCTTTTTTGTTTAAGTTAGACACAATCAGTCCTCTCTTTTGTGAGCATTAACTATCACCCAATTATAGTCCCTAAAACTTTTTGGAAGTACATCTGGCTGAAAATTTATTTTCCACAAACAATAAGGAAAGCTAACTTGATCCTGATAAGACCAATTAAGATTTTGTGCGTGCCAAAGCTTACCAAGATCTCTTACTTTAAAATTGGTCATGTCTCTGACCGAAAGTCCACACTCATAAAGTCCATATTGCTCAGGAAAGCCTTCTGACCTATAAAATTCCACCTGTGCGTCCAGTGGTTCATTGGCATATTTTTTAGGTCTTATAGTTGCTTCACCATAGGCACAATGTCTATTGTCAAAGTGAGGAGAAGCGACATATCCATTGACCATGTATTCCATAATCTCAGAAACAAAATTTGGATTTATAATCGTCATACTTCCATCTATCCAAACCATATATTTATACTTCGTTAGTTCGGGCACTGAATGAGGATTAAGTTTTGGTCTTTTTGATCTTCTTCGATTATCTAGATGTTCGTCACCTAAAACAATTTCTTTCCACGGTTTGATGATCGGAAAATTAGATTTACCATCAGTAAAATAGATATAATCAACACCATTAACCAAGGCTAGAGATATTGAGTGCTCATAAGCTCCGCAGACCGCCGTACATATAACAGTATTTCCGTACCAATCACTTACCATAATTATCCAATTAGAGTTTTAAGTATTAAAAAATAAAGTTTTTTCATATCTTCTGGATAAATACTGAAAACATATTCTTTTTCTTTTGTTTTGATGGTAACACAATGAACATTGGTAATGTTGCCTTCTGAAGTAATAGAAGCAATTTCTTTAGAAATAGTTACATCAGTAACTGTAGGCATGAAACCATTAAATATATTTTCTTCTGACATAATTATAGTATGTTTTCGTATTTACTTCTTTTTTTTCTTTTTAAAAGTAGAGACGTTTTTTGGAGCCTGTCCTTTGACACCTTTTTGAGCGGCGCCTTGGGCTCTTTTTCTTTTGACTGCGCTTCTTCTTTGAGACGCTGTCATAGAATTTGCTTTTTTTACCGGGACACATTTGGCGTATCCAGATCCGTCAGAACCAGAAGTCCCACAAGGCTGCCATTTACCCTTCTTCTTTTTGGCGCCGATGTTAACCCACTTTTGATCAAACCACTTGGTCAAACCAACACCTTTGGGACCTGGCATTATTTTTTCTTTCTTTTGGCCTTCTTTGTGGAGACGGTTTTCCATCCACCGCCCATAGCTTTATATTTTTTTACCGCCCAAGCGTTTGCATAGGCGCTGGGGTACACATCAAACTTTGCTCTTGCCTGCGACTTAGCACTGGACCACAAAGCCGGTTTTGTTGGTTTGTTAACTTTTGCCATTTATTTTTTCTTTCTCTTTCTACTTATTTTTTTTAAAGTCTTGGCTAGATTAGCCTGTCGAACCGTAGTTGGACTGTATCTATCTGGATTTTTGGTCACAGCAGCTGCCATACCAGCCACAGATTTCCCAGCTTTTTTTGCTTTCTTGGTGAAAGCGCCAGGTCTTTTGATCGCTTTTTGAATCCATTTTTTATCTTTTTTTGCCACTATTTTTCTTAGCCCTTTTTTTGTTCTTAGTTTTTTCATCACTCTTATAATAAACATCATCTATATCAAAGCTCCCAAAATCAGTATCACCTTGTCTGTGATCGTCAAGATGATCATCAAGTTTGACTTCTATATGTGCCATATCTTGATCTATATCATCAAGAACACCTTTGATGACATCA